ACATACTTTAATTTTTGGTCATGACAATAATCATTTTCTTCAAAACAAAAACTCATACCATCAGGTCTAACCTCAATTACTGTTGTATAAGGCTCTGAAATAAATTCATTGTACAATAAATTATTTTCAACATCTGCGTTACCGTATTTATTTGAGACATAAATACCATAATCTAATCTCTGTGCGTATAGCTGGAACGACAGCATTACCGCAATAAAAAACACTCCTCTCATAATTAATAAATTTGGTTAATATATATCGTTACTTAAACCCAGATCTAATGAGTCTAATACTTCTTCTATAGTTATCTCTATTTCTTTACTACTTTTTTTCTTTATCTTAAACTCTATCTTTTCCATAGATCTTTTACAATTCTTTAAACCTTCTATTGTGTTTTCTGTAAAACATAAGTCTCCAATAGTTATATGGTTTTTATTCTTACTTACCATCCTTTTTCCTATCTTATTGTAATTAACATTTTGATAGTAGCATTTTAATATTAATAAATATATTGTTTTTCTCATGTTCTTCTCCAAAGGCTATGTGTTTGACTTATTTTATCTAACGGACAGTTCATATGGTAATCCAAATACCTTCCAGATCTTCTGTCATATTTTAAAGCTTCTTCTCCTGGTACACCTACTAACTTTTGAAACTTAACTTTTTGTACACTAAAAGAAACAGATGTATTATTTATATCCATAGAGTTATCTCTGTGTATACATATAACATTATCAGCTTTATTAAACCAGTTTTGACTACCACTAATATCATAAGCTGTTGGTTTTTTATACCCACCCTGATCATCTCTATCCATCTTTCTTGGGTGTGCTACAATAATAAACTTAAGATCATTAACCTGTTCAAATCTCCTTATCTGAGTCAGACACTCTCCTATGTATGTTGTTTCATCTTTACCCTGAAACTTATGGTCTAGCTGATTAAAAGGATCAAGTAAACATCCCTTTATTCCATGTCTTAATACTAAGTGTTTAAATTTAGACAGTATATTATCTAGACTAAAATCATCTTCAGGATAGATAGCGAAAAAATGTTTATTTAAAAACTCAATAGCTTCATGATATTCATGTATTGACATCCTATCTTTTACATCTACATCTGATGTGTTTCCTATATACATCTCTGCAAGAGTGTCAAACAGGTCTCCAACTGGGTAGTTCTCTGGGCTAAAAATACCCCACTTCCAGCCATAAAGAACAGATGAGTTAAGCATAATTTGCATAGCCATCATTGTTTTACCTGAGCCTGGAATACCTGTCCACACATCTAGCTCGGATGTTCTAAGTGTATAGTGATTATCTAATACTTGATATCCTGTAGTTAATCCTTTCTTTTTACCATTATTAAATACACCTATCATATAATCTTGTTCAGATCTTACTGTAAATATACCGTCAACTGGATAAGGTTCAGCATCTTTTAGTATACTTTCTAAAGCTATCTTACCATGTTCCATCAACATTTGGTTAGCGTCTTTAACATCCTCTGGTAGTTTAACTATATAGCACCTCTCTCTACCTATTCTTCTACTAAGTTCTTCAAGTAACACTCTCCCATTGGTGTCATTATCCGAACATATATATACCTTTTCTTTATTTTCAAAATATTCCCAACAGTTATCTAGATAAGAAAATTTATTGTCATAATTCTTAGTACCTGGATTAGGTGCTCCATCAGGAACAGATACACAGTTCTCTATACCTACCTCATCTAAAGATAACTTGTCCATTTCTCCCTCTACTATGTACACTTCATCGTGGTCCTTTATATCGTCTAAACCGTAGAATATTTTTTCAGCATCTTTAAATTGTTTAAAATTCTTTTCCCCATCTCTATACTTTACATTAACTAATTCTTCATCTCTAAAGTAGTTAAAGCAAATAGTGTTTCTATGTTCTGATACTTGAGGCATATATTCTTTAGCTTGAGTTATTTTGTTTTTTATTAATATTCTTTGAGATATTCCCCTAGATTTAAACCAGTCTACCATTTCATCTGATAAATCAGTTGAGTTAGTCATTTCTGGTTTAGAGTACTCTATCTCTTTTTCTTTCTTATATGTTTTATACTGGTTTATGATACCACTATCTCCGCAGTGATGACATATATAAGCACCAGTTTCACCATTTATAGCTAGACATTTCTCTTTAGATTTTTTTCTATCCGTAGAACAATTATAGCAGACATGCCTAACTTCTCCTGATGTTTTATTTATTTTTATTCTATCATTATTAAGACTCATTATTTAAATAGATCATTTACATTAAATTCTTGTTTTAGTTTATCTTCTTGTTTTTCTTTTTCATCCTTCCAGTACTCTCCATTGAGCCATGTTAAAGGATTCTTTCTAAATTTTGGATCAGGAGTCTCTTTAGTGTAGGGGACAACAGAGTTTATAATTTTCTGCATGGTCTTCATATTATACTTAAGAAACTTGTCTTGGCATTTCTGCATACCAGTCTTTTTATTGTACAGATCCCAAAATGTTTTAAACATAGCAAGTTTTATTTCTTTATCCTCGTTTGTTTCTATAGGCGATGACATCACTATCATCAAATCTTTAGACTTAAAATGTTTATTTAGGTTGCGAAATATTTGGCTACATTCATCTTCCGTATCATATATAATATCTAAAGGTTTATCGTTGTTCTTCCTAATAATATATAGTATTCTTCCCTCACAAGAAAAACCTGCGATTGAATTACTGTCAATAGATGTATGTTTAGATATTTTTAAATACATAGTTTAGTTTTTTTATATAGAGGGGATGCACCCCCGTACTCCCCCTCCATAAGTGTTAAATTAAAATGGTAAAGCTTCCTCTTTCTTCTCCTTAGAGTTGTTTTGAGGTTCAGGCTTAAACGTATTTATTTTAACATAATGTGTCTTGCCATACTCGTTAGCACCATCTCTGTTTGCTCCCATAGTAAGGTTAATATATTTCTTGCCATTATACTCATACACATGATCCTTTAATTTAGCAAGGTCAATAGTAAAGTTAACAAGTGATCTTCCTTCATCGAAGACCTTTTCTGTACCGCTCCCGCAGTAAATGTTCTCATTATTCATAATAATAAAATTAGTTAGTTAATTAATAAACTTCTCTAAAGCTTCCATTCTACTTTCTATAGTTAGAATTTTATAATGAAAAGACTTTAAAGTTCCTTCGGTGTTTCCGAAGTCAATACCAGTATCGTGTGGATCGTCTATAGTTAAACCATCTACAACTACTTGATATTTTTCTTTGTAAGATTCATCCCACTTAAGATCTACAGTGTGCATATTTAAAGCATGCATTACAGAAGTGTGATTCTTATATCCTATTCGTTCAGCTATTTCTTCTAGCCTATAATCTAGCTTAGTATACATCATGTAGCATAACACATTTCTTGGTTGCACAAACCTTCTTTTCCTTCCACCACTAGCCATCATCTGGTTAGGTGTAACTTTAAATGTTTGACTTATTAAAAGAAGTGCGTTACTAAATGACTTATCCCTAAAGCTATTCTTCAATGTTAAATAATTCTCCAAAAGTGTACTCATAATCTTTATTCTTTAAATGTTTTAGTATGTTTTTTCCGTCTCCAACAGAGAACAGGTCAGGGTTTTTAAGATATTTTCTGACTGTAGGTATAGATAATCCTGTTATATCCCCAACCTTGTTCTTTGTTACTTTGCTTTGTTTTAATGTTTTAAATAATTTACTCATAGTTTTAAATTTTATAATGTTCCTAAATAAGTGTGTTCGTATGGATCTTGTACTTTATCTATAAAGTAGTGCTTGTAGGTGTTTAATAGTTGTGCATACTTTAGTCTCCCTTCAGATATAAACTCCTCCCCTGAATAATATATCCCTATATTATATGGTGCATTTTTCTCTATTACTATAAAAATAAAATCATCTGCCTTGAATCCGTCTGAATAAAATGCCGACTGTCTATCGTATCCATATTTATAAGAAGATCCTCTAAAATCATTCATACTAGCACCTTGAGTTGTCTTTATATCTACAAGTATTCTCTTATCTTTATTCCAGTAATCAGCTTTACATTTACATTCAATACCAGTATCTTTATCTTTCCATACAGATACCTGTTCAGCTACTCCACCTGATAAAAGATCCACAGCTTCATGACAAGAGAATAATCTATTCCTCATCCCTATTAGAGACTTATGCTCCACACTAGTTAATATAATGTTGTCTTCATTCTCTTTTACAAACTCCTCATATTCCTCTCTTCCTGCCTTAGTTCTCTTGTTTACATCAGGCTCTTGTATA